TCCTCTGGATGTTCCTTCGGTCCTTGATTGAGGTCTATCATTCTCAAGTTAGTAAAATACGGCTCGAGAACATCTGAATCAACATTCTCCCTAAGCAGGTCGTCAGTCGGGTATCTGTCTACATACTTGCGTGCAGTCTTGGCTCCACATTTATTGATACCAGGTAAATTGTCTGACTTGTCACCTATCATAGATTTGTATCGAAGAAATTGATCTATAGGACAACCGGTATGATACTCAAAGTTGAGTTTATCGATCAACACATCCTTCATAGGGCTATACACAACGTTATTATCGTCTATCAATTGTAACATATCTTGATCAACACTAACAATCACTTTCAGCTCGTCTGACTTCTTAGACATCCAGGATATCACATCATCTGCTTCAAGCACTCCTGGGTACATATTCTTGACACCTAAAGAGGTTAACAAGCGTGTCGTTAGATCCTCATGCTTGAACACAGCTTCATTCTTCTTCTTGTCTCTGGTACCTTTGTACTCAACAACTTTAGATGATCGCCGGAAGTTAGTGGATGGGTATATAAGCTTTTTATCCCATACTGAGTATACATTACTACAGGAAAACTTCTCAACATACTTTTTAATACTAGTTAAAAATATGTATGCTGGATTGACGTTAGTTCTTACGTTTTCCCCTATCCACACTGCTCGGTGGAGTAGGTTGCTTGAGTCTATTAATATTGTTTTTGGCTTTAGCTTCATTATATTGTGCACGACAGATGTCATATACATTATACGGTATTTTCTCTAAATGCTCAACTATTTTGTTTGTAATGCCGGTTTCCCATTTGTCTAGTGGTACTTCGATGTATTTGTTGTCAGGTAAACTCAAGCAATATATATTGTTCTCATCCTTGTGCATATATACCCAAAACTCCCCACGAAATGTACCTGAGGATACAGCAAATATCGAACGCTCTAACGGATCAGCGTTCTTGGCGATTTTACGCTTCCATAACTCTTTAGCGTAATTGATCACTGATGTTTCTGATGCATCTATGAAGACTATCAAATGTGTTGGGTAATCTCAAGTTGTATGATGCTGCTTTGCTGTCATCAAGCACACAATTCGATCTACCAGTAACTGTCATCTTCTTCAGTTCTTCATATTCAATGGTCTTCCAGTCAGGGTTTCCAATACCATACTGTTCCATTATTTTTGTTATTTCTTGAGTGCTAACTTCCTGTGGGTTCACCACATTGTAAATTCCAGGTTTTAAATTGCTTATATTCTCGTTGATATCTGCCATCATCAAGAGACAAAAACCGCATAGATCTTCGATATTAGTTAATGAGTTGACTTTGTTGATTATCTTGTCATACTTACGAAGTTTCATTATGATGTTACGCTCACTAGGAGTCTCACAAAATAGCATTCGTATACGGAGAATATATACCGGGGTGTCTCTCAGCATCATCTCACATGCATGTTTGGTCTTGCTGTACCAACTACTAGATGTGCTCAATAGACCGAAATCCGGCTCGTCTTCTTCAGTGTATCTCCTGTCATAACCATCATATATACATCCACTAGAAATATGTATCATTTTAGTACCAACATCCTTGCAGACCTTCTGTATATTAACCGGTACGATCACATTATAATACCAAGTATCCTCTCTGTTGGCTTCACAAGCGTCTACGTTGGGTCTCCCAGTGTAACCGCATGTGTTGATAACATATGCGTACTGAGCTTTCGACATGTGATTAAATAGCGTGCTTCTGTCTGTGTAATCTAGATCTGCTCTAGACAATATAGTCACATCATAACATGTACCCATGGCTTTAGCTATATTCTGTCCGACATATCCTTTTCCTAGGATTAATACTTTCATGAATCTACTTAATACAATGGTGGTTGTTGAGGTGGAGGATCAACATACTTCATCAAGAATTTTTGTAATGCTGTGCCTAGTGAGTCACTATCCTTGACTGTAGGGGCATTTACTAATGTTACTGGCTCTCCAGCACATGTGTATCCTAACAACACGAAGCAACTTAAATGCTCCTCAATGAAAGAGTTTATAACTGTTATCTGTTTCTGAGATAACCGTTTTTTCTGAGCATACTCAATCAGATTAGCTTCTAGAGCCTTTTGTATTTTTCTCTTGTACTCATCATCACCTTTTTGCTTGACTGGCTTTGATTTATTCACTACCTTCTTCTTTCGAGTGGTTGGCTTTTTTGATTCAGGTGTTTCGTCGTCTTCAGTTGTCATGTGCATATCATTCAACCGGCTTTGCGTACAGACTATCGTCTGCAACAATGCCTTTTTTCGATAACAGGTTAATCAGCACCTCCATGCTGTTTGTTTTGAGTGTCAAGTTCTTTTGAAATCGCAATCCACCGTCATTCACTTCAAATTCAGGTATGTCACCTAATTGCTCTCTATTGACTATACAAGTTATAAATACAGACTCGATACTAGGGTTGATCATGACGGTCCATTTTCTAGGATCTTCCATAGAATATTTATTCATGATCTCCCACACGATGTATCCGCAATCCTTTAACCTCTTTTTGAAGTATGATAGTGTATGTACTTTGTTCTTCATATATAAACAATTATCCTACATACCCAGAGGATACTACTGTAATCTTGGTATTATCTGTGTCTATCTGAAATAAGAACACGTTTAGTGTTGGATTCACATTGACTTTGAGAGAATCAAACCGGATGCTACTTATGATACGAATGGTTTCAAAACTCAATGCTAACGGTGCCTCTAGATCATCACCCTTGTATTCGCTGGCGATTTCTTGAGTGTAACTATCAACATTATGTCGTTGATGATCAGTCAGTGTACCTAACACTTTACCTTCTTCAGTAGAGAAGTAAATCTTGTTGGTGTCTGTCGTGAATGTACTACCTTTCACCAATTGATTGATGCAGTTATCATTAACAGTAAATCGGAAGGGGAAGTCAATCTTTTTGATCTTGTTAATATCAACGGATGGTGGATCTATGATACCATCTTCTAATAGATGATACTTGAATCCTACGGCTCCGGACTTATACTCGATATTATTGTTGTTAAACTTGAGAAATATATCTTCATCTGGAATACAGGACAATACCTTTATAAGTTTGTTTATATCTGGGATGTTCAGAAATATAGTCTCATCGACTTCGTTATCTTGATCAATCGAGCAGTTTACAATCAGAGTACCATCGTTTGATGAGCTCAATGTATTGTACTCGTTCTTACGAACTTTAATGACTGTGTTTTCAGTTAACTTTCCTATAGGAGACAGGAAGTTGTTGATAAACCTACTCTTGTTTTTTAGATTGAGTTGTTGCATCTATTAATTTTAATGTGATTGATTTCGTGTTCTTTGCGATTTCAGTTGATATGATATCTAGAATAGTCGACGGGTCCTTGAACTCACCTTTGATCTTGACAGTGTTGATGCTATAACTGATTCCTCTCTTAAACTTCTCTACTTTTTTGTAACTCTCAACGACAGCTTCTAAAGCTCTGACCCTTTTCTCTAATTCAGTTGTATATGTGTTGTTTTGATGAGTCGGTACTCCAGCACTCGGAATTGGTGCTGGAGGTGGTATTGAGTGTGCTTGTTGTGGAATGTGTTGAGGTGGAATGTGTTGAGGTGGTTGGTGGTTAGTTGGTTGACCGATCACTGCACCATTAGCTGCAGCAATCTTTTGCAAGGCTATCTTTGGGTCCATTTGCTTTGCTTGAACACCACCTAGGTTTCTTTTATCAATCTCTCCTAATGCACCATTGACGGTACCAAGTAGACCAGCGACTGCCAAGACATCTTCCCTGTCCATAGGGACTGGAGTCTCATGATCCCGGCCTTGTTGATATGGATTTGGTTGGTCGTTATTCTCAGGCATCGTCTAGACCGGCAAGTAGTTCTTTCACTTTATCATCTTCCAAAGGATCTTCGTCAGTATCAGATGCAGAAGGAGTATCACCCATTGGAATCTCATCATCGTCATCGTCCTCAACAGTATTAGCAACTGGAGCAGCTACTGGAGTTGGGGTGGCTACAACTTCATTAGGATCAACACAATGAAAATGCTCGTCAAGCATAGCTTTGAGTTCTTCATATGTTTTGGTCCTGAAAGTTTCTTTCAAGTCATGACCTCCAGCGTAAATTTCTTTGATTCTAGAATCATCCAGTCCTGGTATTTCAGAAGGAAACAAGAACTTACTTGAAACGTAAGTAGGAAAGTCACCTTGCTTGTCACATCGGATTCTGAACGTACATCCTTTGTCAGACAAGTCGAAGATCTTCTCGCCAAACTGATCTGAGTCTTCACCAGTAATACCTTCCATGATAATCTTATGAAGTTGTTTACCAAATCGCAAGATCTTGACAGTGTCGTTATTTTCTGGGTCAGCAGGATCGTTCACAACATAAACATTAACTAACCAGTTCTCACGGCGATAAATTGCTTCAGATTTAGCTTTCTCTTCAGCTGTACCACCACGGTATATTTTCAATCGATGTTCTGCGATTGGATCTCTGTCACCCCAAGTAGTCGGGCTCACTGCAGTCACATATTGACCGGTACTATATGATGTCCAACCATGGCTGTAGTAATGATAAAATGTATTGGCTGGGTCCTCGATATCAGGAAGAAATCGTACTTCATACGAGTTACCAGGTTTGGTTCTGAGGATATCAGCAGTCTTGTTTGAAGACCCTTCTTTAGATAGTGCATCTTTGATGCTAGCGAACATAGATTTTGTAAATGTACTCATATATTATTTGTTTTAGTTATTAGTTGTATAGTTATTATATGATCTCATAGAACTATATGCAACTTTTAAAATTATTTCTTTGTTTTCAGACTATCCATAAACTCTTTTGTGGTCATTGAGTTGGATTTCTTTTTGTATATTCTGTAACATGTTAACGCTTTCATCGTGTTGTAGAATCTTATATCATACTCATACGGCTCTGGATATACCTTGAATGGAGCGGTGAAAAATTCATCGATATTTATATTATCGAATTTCATGAATAGTTTGGCTAATTTTCTCACGTGTCCGTACTCTGGCTTGGCTTCGAAATCATCCCATTTTTGTCTTAACTTGAACGGTTTACCGTTTTTAGAGCGAACGGTAGCTAGCCACGTGTTATAAATTCTCTTCTCTAGTGAGGTCAAAGCTAAAATTTTAAATTTAAATCTGGATTCGCTTGGATGTAGTTTCTGATATATTTAGATCTATACAATGTAGGATCATGTTTAAGAAAGCATTTGAGTACATCATAATCTGTATCGACATCACATACCATCTTGAATGTGTCTCTCAACTCTTTCTCTCTCAACAACCATAAAAATATATTAGGTAGATTCATCTTTTTGTTCTTAACAATACAAACATACGAACAGAAACCTAAAAATAGATGTAGATATTCACCTTGATATGTATTGTTAACAGGATCACCATTTCCTATCATTCCGCTTATTATGTCGTTCATGTAACTACAGGGGATAAGAGTTTCGTTAAGGTTAGTACCTTATCAGTTAATTGACCACCGGCAGAATATGGATGACCTCCACCTTCTGCTATGCTGCTAGCTAATTTTCCTAAGTCAACTTCCGGGCATTTCTCTTTGTTCACTCTGAAACTAACTCTTTTAGTATTCATATTCATTACCATTACTATGTCACATTCATAACTGTTTATAACATGGTGAGCCACCTCATTCAGACTCTCACTAGCTATTGTTGCGAATAAATTATATTTTTTACCATTCAATGGCAGCTTTCCTTCAAATACTTGCAATTCTGATATGACTCGAGCAACCTTTTTCTTGTTCAAAGCGATCATGTTTAAATGTGATTGATTGAATCCTTTGAATCCGTTTCCGAAGTCTCTGGTGAATTGTTCTGCACGTTGTCCTACATAATTCCATAAAATCACATTCAACTCATATGACCCTTTGACCTGTAATTTGTAGCTATCATAATCATCAATCATCAATATCAATAACTTCTGATAATCAGTTAATGTTCTCTTCTCGTATTTCTTTCTCAGCAAATCATACAACAACTTGCAGCAGGATGTGTACTCAGACAATATAGTCGTGGCCTTTTTGTACTTATCTTTATTCTGCACGTGTGTGTCGTGATGATCCACTATCGATACATTCTCATGATCAACTAAGTCTAAATTATTTTGACTCACGTCTAGATCAAATATGTAAACCTTGTCGTAATCCTCGATTTTGTTCTTCATCGACCATGCTGAGAACGTTTTACGGAAATTAGACTGAGAACATATTTCATGCTCTACATTCTTCATACCAGTAAACCACCGGAACACTAAGTATGAACCTATTCCATCTAAATCACAATCTGAAAATATAATACATTTTTTCACCACGTCTATTGTATATTTATTAGTGGTGCTCACGGTTGCAACTAGATAGACAGATCGTCTAGAGATTGGATAGTGTCAGTCATGTCAATGTTTTGTAACTGCACGCTAGCTTCCTTGAGAGTCAACGTATCATAGTCAATCTCCATAGCGATACTACCGTAATTCTCACCAAATCGATTTTTCATCACACCTAATTTGATCACACCCATCTCAATATCCTCTTCTTCTCTCCATATACTGAATATCGCATCTGCAGTTGCTGCTAAACCATAACTCTCACCAACAGTATCGAGTCCAGGATTGACTTCATTGTAACCAGCTCTGTTTAACTGTGTCGCGGTGATGATAGGACATTCATATACATATGATAATGCTCTTAGTTCTTCAGTCGCGTACTTTATACGTTCATAAGAGTTGGTTCCTATGTCACTCTTGAGCAAGTTAACGTAATCGATCACGATCGCGTCTAATTTGACTCCTCTGTCGATAAGTTTCTTGATATAACCTTTGATGTGTCTGCAACTCACTGTGCTAGGAGGAAACTCTTTTACTAT